GCAGAGGTGATACATATGTTGAAGAGTTGTAAGTATTGCATGAAGATACATGATAGTAAATATGATTGTGGGAAGAAACCTAAAAGGCAGAAAGAGGCTAATGAAAAGAATAAGTTCCGTTGGTCTAGGAAGTGGACTGAGAAAAGAGAAGATATAAAAGAAAGAGATAACTATCTATGCCAAGTATGTAAGGTAGAAGGTAGATATAACTACACTGATCTAGAAGTACATCATATAACATCATTAGAAGAAGATTACGAGAGAAGGTTAGATGATGATAACTTAATTACATTATGTGTTACACATCACAAAGCAGCAGATAGAGGAGAAATAAGTAAAGAGTATTTATATAAGCTTGTAAATGGTAGTTAACGGATATAATAAGTCGAAGTATGTCGAAAGGTACCCCCCGGAGGTTGGGGTTTCGAAATCCGGGCGTCGTGGATACCACGCCCCCACTCTTGAAGATAAAATATTCCCTCATCAGCTTTTCAAATGAAAAAATATTTACTGAAAGGAAGTGATGTTAATGCCAACACCACCAAAGCCATTTACAGTACTTAAAGCAGAAGGGAAATCTCATAGAACGAAAAAGGAACTAAAGTTAAGAGAAGAAGGAGAAAAAGCTCTTGCTACAGGTGTAGCATTAAAGGAGCGACCTGAAGTAAAAGCTAATCCTGTAGCACATAAAGAATTTTTAAGGTTAAATAAGCTTTTAAAAAATATAGAAAAAAATGATGCAATATATGAGCCAATTATAAACAGATATTGCACACTCCAAGCAGAATGTGTAGACATGGAAGAAAAAAGAGAGAGGATATTTCAACAAGCACAAAGGTTAGAACAGAAGTTAGATGAATTGGGAGAAGATATTGACTTTAAAGATTTAAGAGCTGCAACAAATGATATAGCGAGCATTTATGCTACAATGATAGCTTTAGATAAGCAAATACAAACTAAGCGTAAAATGCTATTAGATATAGAGAAAGAAAATATAATGACAATTGCCGCAGCACTAAGGAGCATACCTAAGAAAGTGGATAAGCAAGAAAATCCATTATTGAAGGCGTTGAATAGCTCATGATAAAAGAAAACAGAGCTTATAAGTATGCCCAATGGTGTATAGAAGAAGGCAATCGTAAAGTACCAAAGTATGTTAAAAAACAAGCTAAATCATGGATTGATATAGTTGATGGAAAAGATAAAAAAGCTTTTTTTGATGTAAATGCATTTGATAAAATAAATAAGCTCTTAAAGTTGATGGTTCATCCTGATTTGCAATGTCCTATGGATGAAGGTTTAGAAGATTATGCATGGCTGTTAATTGTAGCTGTACTATGTACTAAGCTTAGAAATAATGAAAACAAAGATATTAGATATTATATAACAGCAGTATTGGAAATATGTCGAAAAAATTTCAAGACATTTAATTCAGCGGTTATTTTTATTCTACTAATGTTAACAGATCCACAGTTCAGTAGATTTTTCTCAGTTGCTCCAGACCTTAAATTATCGAATGAGCTTAAAATAGCAATACGAAAAATTATAAAATCAAGTCCGTTACTAGCCGAAGATGATGTGTTTAAGATTCTTAGAAGTGAAATAAGATGTTTGCTTACAGATAGCGAATATATCCCTTTAGCTTATTCAGAGGACAGAATGGATGGTAAATAATTTGCCCGCCGTTACAGTAATGTAGCGGATGAACCGAGAAAGAAAACTGGGAGACTAAGTATATTAATTGATTGGTATGGAATGGGAATATATAAACAATTAATATATAAGTTAATCAGAGTGGAAGGCTAGGTTTAAAGCCCTAGCCACACGCAACGCGTAGGAAGTGAAACTCGAAAGAGAATATAATCTTCCCAAGAGTTCTCGGCAACCAATAAGAAGGTTGTTTTTTTATTGGTTGAAAAGGTACGCTGAACTAGGTATGAATTGACATACCGTAATGCGGGGAAACCCCTAGAAGTAGAGGATAAAAAGCCTTTACGATAACAAATTGAAATTGGCTAATGCTTTCCTAGCAGATGAAGCAGGAGCAATGGACAGTTACCCAATTGAAGCAATGAGGTCCTCACAGATAACACTTTTCAATAAACTAGGGATAGTAATATCTACCCAGTACCCAAACGATAACAATGCAATGATAGATGAAATAGACATATCTAAAAAGGTATTAGATGGCTTGATAGAGGATAAAAGGAGATTTTCCTTATTATATGAGCCTGATGATGATTTACTAACTAATGACCAATGGATGACTAATGATTTAGTTATATTCCAGAGCAATCCAGTTGCAGTAGCACATGATTATATATTTGATGCTATAAAAGAAATGCGAACAATGGCTATTCTTTACGAGAATAAACGAGAGAATTATCTTTGTAAGCATAACAACATTAAATACAAAGGCTTAGGAGTTGAAGGGTATATTCCTATTGACAAGGTTAGAGAGTGCAAGATTGAGGAAAACTTAGACTTCTGGAAAGGTAAGCGTGTGTGGGTAGGACTTGACTTATCGCAAACAGATGACAATACAGCAGTTGCTATGGTATGTGAACATGAAGGTAAGATATATGCAAAAGTTTGGGGATTTATACCTAAAGATAAAAAACTATTAAAAAGTAAAAAAGAAAAAGTTGATTATGATAAATTAATTAGACAAGGTGTATGTTTTGAATGTGGAGATGAAGTTATTGATTATAGCTTTATAGAAGATTTTATATTAAAACTAGAAGAAAAGTATGGAGTTGAGATACAACAAATAGGATATGACAGATACAATGCTATTTCTACAGTACAAAAACTTGAAGCTTCTGGATATGAATGTGTTGAGATTAAACAACATTCAAGTGTGTTGCATATGCCTACTAAATTGTTAAAAGAGTGTATTTTAAATAAAACATTTAGATATGATGAAAATCTAATGCTAGAAATAAACTTTCAAAATGCTAGATGTAAATACGATACTAATCTAAATCTTTATGTAGCTAAAAAATCATCTGTAGGAAAAGTTGATATGGTAGTAGCTTTAATAAACTCTATATACTTATTAGAGCAAGAATTACTATATGGAGTGGGCGATTTTGCAGTACAAGTAATCTAGGAGGGGTGATAATTTGAAGTGGCCATGGAAAAAAGAAGAGAGAGCGGAAGATGTAATTAGCCAAGCAGAAACTGCTCTTTTAAAAGCATTATTAGGTAATACTACAGTAACTAAAACAGAAGCTTTAAATATTCCAAGTGTTAAAAGTTGCATTACATTCATAGCTGATACTGTATCTATGATACCAATTAAATTATATAGAGATAATAATGGCAAAGCTGAAGAAGTTAAAAATGATAATAGGGTAATCTTATTGAATGATGATACTAAGGATACCTTGGATGCAGTTCAATTTTGGAGAGCTATTATTACTGACTATTTTCTAGGTAAAGGTGGCTATGCTTATATTAATAGACGTTTCAATGATGTTGTGAGCCTTCATTATGTAGATGAAACTCATATATCTACAATAAAAGATATAGATCCTATTTTTAAAAAATATAAAATTATGGTTAATGGCAAAGAATACTGGCCATACGAGTTTATTAAGATATTGAGGAACACGAAAGATGGTGCACAGGGTGTAAGCTTAATTGAGGAAAATAAATTAATATTAAGTGTTGCTTACAACTCATTAATATTTGAAGAAACACTTGTTAAAAAAGGTGGAAATAAAAAAGGATTCCTTAAGTCAGAGAAAACTCTTACAGAAGATGCTATTAGAACGCTAAAAGAAGCTTGGAGAAATCTTTATAGTAATAATAGCGATAATGTAGTTGTATTAAACAAAGGACTTGAATTTCAGGAAGCTTCAAATACTAGCGTAGAAATGCAACTTAATGAAAATAAAGAGACTAACTCGGCAGAAATTTGCAAGTTATTCAATATACCTGTAAATATTATCAAGGGAACAGCAAGTAAACAAGAATATACAAACGCCTTTAAAATGGGTGTAATGCCTGTATTAAAAGCTATAGAATGTGCTTTAAATAGAGAACTTTTACTCGAAAGAGAGAAAGGTTCTTTTTATTTTGCCTTTGATACAAAAGAAATGTTGAAAGGCGATATTAAGGAAAGATTTGAAGCTTATAAGACAGCTATTGAATCTAATTTCATGCAAATTGATGAAGTTAGATACATGGAGGATTTGCCAGCATTAGGTATCAACTGGATAAAGCTTGGATTAGATAGTGTATTGTACAATCCTAAAACAAAGGAAATATATACACCTAATACAAATATGGCTCAAAATATGGAAGATTTGAAAGGTGGTGAGGAAAATGAAAGCGGAAATCAGAGCTGATGGTCTACATATAAGCGGGTATGTTAATGTGCCAGGACGAGAAAGCAGGCCTGTAATTACTCCTAGAGGGAAAGTTATCGAGGTAATTGAACAGAGAGCTTTCCAAAGAGCCTTGCAGAAAGTAGACAATATAGACTTAATGGTAGACCATGAAAGGAAAATAGCATCTACAAAAGAAGGGACTTTGAAAGTCTGGGAGGATGAAATTGGTCTTAGAGCTGAGACGGTGATAACAGACGAGGAGGTGATTAAAGGAGCCAGAGAAGGGAAGTTAAAAGGTTGGAGCTTTAACATGATGAGGGTAGTTGATGAATTAGAAGAAAGAGCAGACAAATTACCTTTAAGGCGTGTAAAAGACTTCTTAATGACAGAAATCACTTTAGCACTCAGAAAGCTTCCCGTCTACTCGGCCACATCTATAGAAGTTAGAGCAGAAGAAGAGGAAGAAATTGAAGTAAGAGCATTTGAGTGTGAAGTAAAGATTAAGGATCTGACTGAAAATAAAAAGCAAAACATTGATTATACACAGTTTGAAAACAAAATTAATCAGTTAAAGGAGAGATAAAAATATGTTAAAAGCTTTAAATGAAAAAAGAAATGAGAAAGTAGCAGAAATGCAATCAATATTGGATAAGGCAAAGGAAGAAAAGAGAGCTATGACAGAAGAAGAAATGGAACAATTTAATGCTCTTGAAAATGAAATTAGCAATTTAGATGCAACTATCGAAGCTGAAAAAAGAGCAAGTAACTATACAATAACAGATGATAATACTGAAAATAATGTTAATGGTGAAGAAAAAAGAGCAGAATCAGAAGAAAGAGCTTTTGCTAACTACATCAAAAGACAATGCGGCATCCATGTAGAAGAAAGAGCTGGAGAGCAAAACCTTGACATGACAAATAATGGGGCTGTAATACCAACAACTATTGCAAACAGAGTTATAACAAAAGTTCAAGAATTAGCTCCAATACTAGCTAAGTCTACTAGATTTAATGTTAAGGGAACACTTAAAGTTCCAGTATGGGGCAAAGCTGGAACTGGGGCAGACCAAGATATAACTGTAGGATACCAGACAGAATTTATGGACATAACTGCAAACAGTGGGAAATTTACATCTGTTGACTTAACTGGATTCCTTGCTGGAGCATTAACTCTAGTAGGTAAATCAGTAATAAACAATGCACAAGTAGACGTAGCAAACTTTATAATAAATGAAATGGCTAAGAAAATTGCTATATTCCTTGAAAAAGAACTTATTAATGGTGCAGATAACAAAGCAACAGGAGCATTGGCAACCGCTACAACAATGAATGCAGGTTCTAACAATGCTATCTCAGCAGATAACTTAATTGATTTACAAGCTAAAATACCTACTGCTTACCAAAATGATGCTGTATGGGTTATGAATCCTAAGACTTTCACTGCATTAAAGAAATTAAAAGATAGTAATGGACAATATCTATTACAAAGTGATTTTGCAGGAGCTATGCCTTATAGAATATTAGGTAGACCAGTTTACCTATCAGAGAATATGCCAGAAATAGCAAGTGAAGCAAAGGCAGTATTGTATGGTGATTTATCAGGATTAGCTGTAAACTTCAGAGAAGATATATCAATTCAAGTACTACAAGAAAAATATGCCACTCAACACGCAGTTGGTATCGTGAGCTGGTTTGAGTTTGACTCTGATGTAATAGACCATCAAAAACTTGCTACTCTCGTAATGTCAAACAAGTAATAGAGACGGTAAAATCCGTCTCTAAATTTCTATGAAAGGAGAATAAATTATGTCATACAACGCATTAAACTACACCGAACAAGGTGGAGAAAAAACCGTTATTGGTGGAGAGATAGTTATAGAGGGTAAAATCACCGTTGCAGACGGTGGAGAAGT